GGAATTATTCTTGATCCTGTGGTTGGCGATATTGGTATTGCTACTGTATGTGATAGAGACATTTCGGCAGTAAAAAATACTAGTAAAGTTTCTGCCCCAGCTTCTCTTAGAAAAAATGATTTATCTGATATGGTTTATTTAATGACCATTATTGGCCAAGCACCAACTCAGTACATTCAATTTAATAGTGCAGGATTAACCATACATTCTCCTACAAAGGTTATAATTAACTCGCCAAGCGTGGAAATAGATGCTTCTAGTTCTTGCACTATAAATTCACCATCTATAGTATTAAATGGTGCAGTAAGTCAAGGTGCTGGTTCTTATGCAGGTAATGCTACATTTGGCGGTTCAATGACTGTTACGGGGGACGTTACAGCCAATGGAACAAGTGTTCATACTCATAAACATGGCGGCGTACAAACAGGCAGTGGACAAACAGGAACTCCAGTATGACCATTATTCAAACCTCATTATTACTAGATCAATCTGCTTGGGATTTAGTTCTTGATATCAATGGCAATATTGCTTTAGCCAGTACTCCTTATTCTATAGCTCAAGATGTTGCTTCAGCAACTAGAACTTTTTTAGGGGAGTGTTGGTACGATACTTCTTTAGGATTACCATATTGGCAAGATATTCTTGGGGAAATGCCTCCTTTATCTTTTATTAAACAACAAGTGGTAGAACAAGCTTTTACTATTCCTAATGTGACTTCGGCTAATGCTACTTTTCAATCTTTTGAAAATAGACAACTTTCGGGGCAAATTCAAGTAATAGATACAGACGGAGCAATAAACAATGTGGCTTTCGGTGGATAAAATATGACAACCAATGTTCCAGCAATCACTTGGGTTAACGGTAGCCCAGTTCTTCCCGCTGAATTAGATATTTTAAGCGGAGTTCAAGAAGATATCAATACCGCTTTTGGCGGGGGAGTTAATCCTTCTTTACAAACACCCCAAGGGCAATTAGCGCAATCAGAAACTGCTTTAATAGGCCAAAAAAATAATGAAATCGCTTATATAGCTAACCAAGTGAATCCTGCTTTTGCTTCTGGAATTTGGCAAGATGCTATTGGTTATATTTATTTTATCAATCGCATTCCCGGTGCTGGCACGGTGGTTCAAGCAACTTGTACCGGCGCAGTGGGTACTGTTATTCCAGCAGGCGCGGTAGCTCAAGATACCAGTGGCTATCTTTATTCTTCAGTTTCCGCAGCAACTATTCCTGCTAGTGGATTTGTAACAATAGAATTTCAAAACGAAACACAAGGGCCTATTGCTTGTAATATTGGCGCATTAAGTAATATTTACACAGCAATTGCTGGTTGGGATACCATAACCAATACTACTGCAGGAGCACTTGGTAATTATGTAGAATCAAGAGCTGCTTTTGAAGCACGCAGATCAGCTAGCGTGGCGGGAAACGCAGTAAACTCTTTGCAATCGATTTATGGAGCAGTAGCTTCTTTAGCAAACGTTATTGGTGTTTTAGTAGTAGATAATCCTTCTAATGGCACAGTAAACTATGGTCCTACAAGTTACCCATTAGCTCCTCATTCTGTTTGTGTAAGTGTTGCGGGGGGAACTTCTTCCGCTATTGCCCAAGCTATTTGGGGTAAAAAACCCCCAGGATGTAATTACAACGGTAATACTTCGGTTACAGTTTACGACAACAATTATTCCACCCCCGTTCCTTATACCGTTACTTATTTAACGCCTACATCGGTACCAGTCTATTTCAATGTAAATATTAAAAATAGTTCTTTACTTCCTGCTAATATTACGACTTTGGTCCAGAATGCTGTTATACAAACATTTAATGGCTTAGATGGTAGCGGACCCCCAGTAAGTATTGGCTCTACTTCTTATTCCGGTAGATATTATGCCAATATTAATGCTATTAGTCCTAATGTTAACGTAATAGAAGTATATTTAGGAACTAGCGCAAGTCCAACTACTTTATCCCTAACTATGGGAATTGATCAATTGCCTACTTTGACTGCTTCAAATATTTTGGTAACCCTGGTATAACTTATGTACGGATTAGTTCCCTTTTCAGGTTCGCCTTTTGCTTCTTTTGCAAATAAGCAAATAGCCCCAAAACCAACAGTAGAAGTCATTCCTTTTTGGCAACAAACCATATTAAGTCAATACGATGCTTCTCCTACGCTATTAAGTATGATTGAATCATTTAATGACGCTATAGATCCAACAGCAAATATAGCAGCTTTTTATGAAAACATTTGGAATGTTAATACGGCTAACGGATATGGTTTAGATGTTTGGGGGCAAATTGTTGGGGTATCGAGATATTTACAAGTTTCTGCTTCTAACTATTTAGGATTTGATGAAGCCTATACTGCACCGACTGCAACTACTGGTCCACAACCATTTAATCAAGCTCCTTTTGCTTCTGGGGTACCAGCAACAACTACTTTTGCTTTAACCGATAACCAATACAGACAATTGATTATGGTTAAAGCCGCTGCTAATATTTCTAATCTTTCCGTACCATCTATTAACGCATTATTAAGAGCTGAGTTTGCTTCCAATAATGGTATTGATCCTTATGGCGATGCTTATGTAGTAGATTTAGGGGGAATGGCATTTGAATACTATTTAGACTTTCATCCCAACGCTGCTCAAATAGCAATTATTACCAACTCAGGGGTTTTCCCAAGACCTGCTGGCGTTAATGCAACTCTCGTATATATCTAGGACTAAATATGCAAAGTACTAACATACCTTCAAAAATCCCTTTACCTTTTGCGTACGCAGCAAGTTCGGGATACGTCAACACAATACCAGTAGCTTCTCAAATTGGTATTACCAATGGTCGTGCTTCCCTTCATGATGGCTTTCCTCCAGATACATTTTCCCCCATTAGTTCCGGAGGCGTTCCTCCTTTCGGGGGAGATTTTAATGGTATTTTGAATGAAATTACTGCTATCCAACAATGGCAAGAAGCCGGAGGGTTTTTTCCTTTTGACCCCACTTTTGCTACTGCAGTAGGTGGTTATCCTAGAGGAGCAATTATTCAAAGTTCTACGGGTGTAGGATTTTGGATTAGCACTTCTGAAAATAATAGCAACAATCCTGATAGCGGTGGTGCTGGTTGGGTTCCTACGGCATTTTACGGCTTAACTTCCGTTCCTATATCTGGAACTAGTTTTACCGTAACTAATTTAGAGGCTGCTTATCCTATTATTAGTTTTACTGGAACTATAACCGGTACTTGCGTAGTAACTATGCCTACTTTCCAAAGCGATTGGATCGTGGTTAATAATACTACCGGTGGATTTCCTCTTCAAATCAAAACTGCTAGTGGAACAGGTATTACCCTTAATAATAATCAATCGACAATTATTTATGGTGATGGCGTAAATATTTATTTTTCTACTACAGCTGCTGTATCAAGCTTTAATAGTAGAGTTGGCGCAGTTACTTTGAATGCAACAGATGTTACTTCCGCATTAGGATATATTCCTTATCCATCTTCTAATCCAGCAGGATTCTCAACTGGTGCTACAGGTTTAGGCTTTAATGGGACAACTTGGTATAGCGTTACTGGCTCAAGGGGATTTAATACTACCTATTACAATCCATATAGTTATCCTATTGCAGTATCTGCATCTACAACTTGCTCCTCTGGTTCGTCTATTTACGGCTACGTTAATGGTGTATTTGTGTCTTTTTTCCAATGGCAATTTAATGGATGCGGAGCTTTTGGCGGATGTTTTATGATTGTGCCACCCGGTGCAAGCTACCAACTAAATTCTGGGCAAGGTGTTTATAATTGGTCAGAGCTATATTAAGGATAAGCAATGAGATATTTTAAAGACACAACAGGTCAAGTGCATGGGTACGATGAAACTATTGCAGCATTTGAACCTTATATTGAAAAAGCTATAGAAAATAATTGGAAAGAAGTTACTGGATCTTATCCTTTAGCGGAAACTAAAGAGCAAGCACAGAATCGCCTTAGTCCTTCAATTACTTCTGCTATTAACGATGAAGCGCATCAATGGGGTTATGATGATATTGTTTCTGCCGTTTCTTACATTACTAGCACAAATCCACAATATGTTGCTGAAGCAAAAGCTTTATTAGCATGGCGTGATAAGGTTTGGGCTTGGGCAATTCCAGCTTTAACTAAAGTAATCCCTGGCGAAACGGCAGGACAATTTTTAGCCGATATGCCTTCCCCTCCAGCAAGACCAACAGTATAAGGAAAAACTATGTTTTCAATCAAGCAATTTTTAATCAATGCGTCTTCAGAAGTTCGTCAAGAAATCCGTAAATTGATCGATGAAATCGAAGCCAGT